GAAATACGTAGAATTGTGTAAAAAGTACGATTTCGAAATGATAGGTACTGGAGAAAATATAGGCATATGTGGTGGAAGACAGTATATAGCAGAACATTTCGATAAAACAGACTTAGATAGTTATTTTTTCTTTGAAGATGATATGTTCTTTTACAACGGTAAAGAGAATACCTGTAGAAATGGATTCAATAGATACTTTAACAATTTTTTTACTAAAATAAAAGAAATAGTAAACGAAGAAGGTTTTGACTTTCTAAAATTAAACTTTAGTGAGTTTTTTGGTGATAACCAGCATCAATGGTCTTGGCATAACTTACCTCAAGATAAAAGAGATAGGTTCTTTCCAGGTATAACTGAAAAACCATTTACTAAATACAACAACATTAAAAGCTTTAACGGTATACCTTATGCAACAGGTGAGATTTACTATTGTAATTGGCCACAACTTGTAACAAGAGAGGGTAACCGTAAATTATTTTTAGAGACAACTTGGGAATATCCGTACGAACAAACATGGATGTCGTTTATTTACCAAAAGACTAGAGAAGGTTATATAAAACCTGGGATTTTGTTAGCAACACCAACAGAGCATGATAGATTCGAACATTATGATGCTGATTTACGTAGAGAAAACTAAATATATATTCTATTTAGGGTCAAGCCTATTTATTTTTATAGGAAATTACTTTTAACCCTAAAAATCTTTTAATATGAACAAAGATCAATTAAAGGAGCTTGTAAAAAAGTATTTTTCACTTACCGAAATGACTGAAACGGAAAACTCTTCAGAGGAAAAGCAAAACTTTGATTCAGCTACTTTAGTAGACGGAACAAAAATTACGAACAAAAAAGATTCTTCTTTTGCTGTTGGTGATGAATTGTACGTAGAAACGGAAGCTGGCGAAGAAGTATTGGCACCTAGTGGGGAGCATACTACTGAGAGTGGTATAACTGTAACAGTAGACGGTGAAGGAAAAATCACTGGAATAGCTCGCCCAGACGGAGACGATTCTGGTTCATTAGCAGAACACGAAGAAGATATGAAGGACCTTGATAAAGGACCTGCAAAAATCATCCAAGCAGAAGCTACTGAATTATCAGAAGACTCTAAAGCGGTTAAGTTAGAAGAAGATGAAGAATCTATGAATGATCATTATCCTGAAGAGGAAACAATGGACATTAAAGAAGAAATCATTGAAGCTATCATGACTGAAGTAGGACCTGCAATAGAGGAACTACGCAAAAAAATGACTGAGCACGAAGATATGTTGACAGAACACGAGGAAAAAATGAGTGAGTACATGAGTGCTCCATCATCTAAACCGACTGCAGAATCAAGATATGCTAAGTCTAGAAATAACTTCGAAAAACCTAAAGCAGTGTACAATCAAAAGAGGTACGAAAAAGCTTTATTTAAATTAACAAACTCTAAAAATCAATAATTATGGCACTAGATGTATCAGCATTAAATGACTTTAATAATGAGTTAGCAGGTAAATTAGTCTTAGACTCAGTTTATACTGGTAACACAGCAGAGTACGTTAGCGTTCAGGAAGGCATCAAATTTCAAGAGCCTCTTAATCTTGTATCAGTAGCACCTTACTTCCAAGGAGGTAACGCCGTTTCAACTGCTTCAGGATCAGCTGACTTTACTCAACGTAACATAACCGTCACAAAAAGAACGGCTTATGATGCATGGAACTTGCAACTTCTTACGGAGAAGTATACAGGTAAAGCTTTCCTTCCAGAGGGAAGTTATGAGGACACAATGACAATCTTAACAGAAATGTCTGCAGACCTTGTAAAAAAATCACAACAAAACAACGATGACTTTATTTGGAACTCTATTAGTGGATCTACATTCGCTAATTCAACTGTAGTACCTCAAGCAGATGGATTCAAGACTTTAATCTCAGGATCTACTTCAGGTGTTAACGTAGCAACAGGAATTGGAGCTAACGCAATAACTGCATCAACTGCTTACGACCAGATCTCTACAATGTTAGAATCTGTAGACGTAAACGTACTAGATGCTCCAGACCTAACAGTATGGTGTGGAACTTCAGTATTCCAAAGAATAATCAACGGATTAACTACTCAAAACTTATTCCACTTTGACCCTACAACAGTAGCTAAAAGAGGAGGTTTTTACGAAGTCCCATTACCGGGTTACCCTAATATTTCTATAATTGGGACTTACGGTTTAAGATCTTCGGAGAGAGTAATAATTGGACCAGCATCTGATATGGTAGTAGGAACAGATTTATCTTCTGATACTACAAACTTCCAAATGTGGTACGATATTAATGGAGATTCCCTTAAATATAGATTAAGAAATAAATTAGGTGTACAAGTTGGTCACCCAGAATATTTCGTATCTAACGACCAAGCGTAAATAGAAGCTTTATACAGTATATGGGGTTTTAATTAACCCCTAATACTATTTTTTTAACCTTTAAAAAATAACATTATGGCATGTAATTTAAGTAGCGGATTTTCTTTAGGATGTCGTGACAATATTGGGGGCATAAAAAACTTATATATCTTATCTGGATCAGTAACTAGTGTTACAGCATCATCTGGTGCTATTAGTAACATAGCAGGTACAGGTACTTTCTTTAAGTTTGAGCTACCAAGAAATGTCGGTGACTTTACAGAAACTCCAACACCAAGTTTAGAAAACGGAACAGTTTTTTATTCTCAGGTAACAAATTTAGCTATGCATAAGTTACAAGCTTCTATAAGAAATCAAGTAAAAGTTTTAGTCCAAAACCCAGATTTAAAGATTGTTGTTGAAACTAACAACGGTACAGACGATTATGTAGGACAATTCTTTTATGTAGGAAGATACAGAGGAAGCACTGTAACAGGTGGAACAGGTGGTACCGGAACTGCAATGGGAGATGCAAATCAATATGCATTAACTTTTGAAGCAATGGAACCTTATCCAGCAGAAGAAATCACCACTACTGGTGTATTAACTGATGCGTTAACTACTATCACAGTTAGCTAAACTGAATAAGAATAAGGGTTGGTTTAATTATCAACCCCTATTTTTTTAATTTAAAGATATGTTAAACATATACCCTACTCAAGCAACAGGAAGTGTTGCAATATGGCCAGCAACTGGTAGTCGTACTGGTGCTAACTATAAACTAGAGCTAACTAATGACATGAATATGAATTCATCGTCATTTTCTTTGTCTCTAACAAACACTCCTAATAACCTAAGTGAGTATATGCAGTTAGATTATCTTTCAGGCTCTGCAGGTATACCAAGTGCTAGCGGTTTATATAGTTATGAATTAAAAGCAGATATAGCAGGAGGACAATTAAAATGGACTGAAGCTTCTAATTTATGGACAGCTATTCAAAGTCAATGGACTAACGTTACAACAGCAAGTGGAATATTTGAAACAATAGACAGTGGTAGAGCATTTGTATATGGAACTAATGATCCAGAGTTTACAGAAAACGTTACCTCAAATGAAAACGGTACATATATAACTTACTATTCATAAAATGGCAGATAATAAAAAATTTAATTTTACAAAAATTAATAACTCCAAGTTAAGAGAATTTAACCATAAGGAGTATAAAAAAGATAAAAACGAGAAGTTCGTAAAAAATGGAGACGATAATATGTTTCCACAACACTTAATTGAAATGTATAATAAAAGTTCTGTTAACGCAGCTTGTATTAATGCTATAGTTGAAGGTATTATAGGACAAGGGTTAACAGCTAACGATGAAGAATACACAAAGAGAGCTAATTCAGCTGGTGAAAGTTGGAATGACATATTCACTAAATGTTCTCTAGATTTTAAACTCCACGGTTCGTTCGCCATGGAAATAGTTTACAGTAATGACAGAACTAGGCTAGAGGCTTATCATGTTGACTTTAGTTATCTAAGAGCTAAAGAAAAGAATAAGTACGGCCACATCCCTGGTTATTTTATCTCAGAAGAATGGGACAGAAAAAATAGATTTTCAGGTATTGTTTATAAAAGCGAGGATAATATGGACTATCTGCCAGTATACAATCCCGATAAAAAACAAGAAGAACCTCATCAAATCTATGTTCACAGAGACTACAGACCAGGGCAATCTTACTATCCTCTACCGGATTACGTAGGAGCATTAAGAATTATCGAACTAGATACTTCTATTGATGACTTTCACGTAAACAATATTAAGAATGGTTTAGCACCATCACTTAGTATTACCACTTTTACAAATGGCACACCGGATCAATTAAGAGAGATAGAACAACAGCTATTAGCAAATTATGGTGGTACTAACAATGCAGGTTCACTTATGTATATTGACGTACCAGAAAAAGAAATGGCACCAGTAATTACTCCAATACCTCAAAATGGAGCTGATGGGTACTATACTACCATTAATGATTTAGTAATGCAGAAGATTTTAACTGCACACAGAATTACTAGTCCAATGCTATTAGGTATCAAAACAGAAGGACAACTTGGTGGAAGAGCAGAGTTAATAGATGCTAATTTATTATTTATGAATTTAGTTATCTTACCTTTCCAGCAAGACCTATTAGGCTGTTTTGAAATGATAATGTCATTTAACTATCCTGATGTAGTGTTAGGTATAGAGCAAAAAAGATTACTAGAAGATGGAGAGCAAGATGAAGAAGTAATCGTTGGAACAGACACAACAGATGCTGAAGAAGAAGCAGTAAGTGATGAAAACGTCACAGATACTGACACAGAAGGTGAACCTTTATTAGCTTAAATCTATTTAATAGTATGACAACCACCTTTTTAATTTCAGAAGCAAAAATAAGAAGCTTTACTAGCTTGAATGATGCTGTTGATTCAGCACTTATTAAGAACTGTATAAGAACAGCTCAAGATGTATGGCTACAAAATATAATTGGTACCGTACTATACAATAAACTTTTATCTGATGTTGATGCAGGTACGTTAACAGGTAACTATAAAGGATTAGTTGATGACTACATACAAGACTTTTTATTGTATGCAGCTTATTACGAAACTTTAGAAGAGATTTACCTAAGACCAAGAAACAATGGTTTACTAAGACCTAATGGAGGAGAGAACTCTGACCCAGTTGAAAGAGATCTTTATGATATGAAAAGACAGAGCATTAGAAACAAAATGGACTACTACAGTCAAAGACTAACAGAATACATCTTAGAGGAAGATAATCTATTTCCAGAGTTATCACAAGATACTAAATTATACCAACAGCTACCAGACTATACTAATAAGTATAAAAATCCATTTGTAATGAGAGGTAGTTACTATTTAGATTTTGCTAGAGAGTACGGGATTAGAACATACGATACAAGATACAAACAATACCCTCAATAATGGCAGCAGATTTTAACTTAACCAATCAATACATATCAGCAAGTTTTGACAACCTTATGCAAAACTCTGGTAGTATACCAGTAAATGGATTAGGAACACAAATTAATAACCTAACAGTTACTTCTTCTTTTGCAACAACAGCATCTTATGCTTTAAATTCAGAAGCACAAGTAAGTGCATCTTATGCAAATAGAGCAGGTGTAGCAGATGCAGTAAGTGGTAGTAATGTAGTAGGTAATGTTGCAACAGCTTCAGTTGCATTAACAGCTACCTCAGCATCACATGCTATTATAGCTAACAGTGCTTTAACGGCAACTTCTGCAAGTCATGCATTAACAAGTAATACTTCAATAAGTGCTTCACATGCTTTACAAGCAAATAATGCTACAACTGCAACTACAGCAACGACAGCCTCTTATGTAACTACAGCTCAAACAGCATCTTATGTAGCAGCAGCAAATATAGACGGAACAGTAGCAACAGCAACTAGTGCATCACATGCATTAAGAGCTGATATAAGTGATGATGTAGCTTCTACTGCAAGATTAAATGTAACAGATATAACTGCAAGTAATGCAACATTTACTTCAGCTTCAATTGGGTATTTAAAAACAGTAACAGGTTCAGCAACAATCATAGGAGATGAATACATTATTTTAAATGCTGATTCACCAACTAAAAGGTTTGCTGGAATAAAAGTATATGATAGTGGATCTGGTTTAACAGGGTCGTTTGAATGGGATAGTGTAGATGATAACTGGATACAAGTCGAAACAGGAGGAACATCAGCAGGTATGCTTACAGGTATATCTGGTAGTAAAGGCTCAGAAGCTTACCCTTCAAACAATACAATATTAAAAGGTACAGGTAACCATACAGTACAAAATTCTATTATAACAGATAATGGATCATTAGTAACTGTAGCAGGTGACGTATCAGCATCATCATTTGTAGGAGATGGTTCAGGTTTATCAAATATTTCACCAGCCTCATCTTCTTATGCATTAAGTGCATCATTTGCACAAACAGCATCATATGCTGCCAATGCAGGTGATTGGGATGGACAATTTAGTGGTTCAGCAAACATAACAGGTAGTTTAATTGTTAGTAGAAGTAGTGGTCAAGCATTAACTTCAGATGGTAACTTTACTGCTAATTTATTCACACCTTCAGCATTTTCAGAACATCAAATAATTACAGCACCATCATTTACTAAAACAGCAGGTGTAACCAAACCATTTACGGTCAACCAGATGGTTTACCAAGACTTTGCATTTGGTTCAGGTTATTATGAAAATACCTGGATGATATCTCAGTGGGATAGTGCAGGTTTCAACTACGGTAGTGATATGTTAATGGGTGGTACAAGAATAAATGCTAGTTTAGTTGCAAGTGGAAGTGGTACAGCAGCACAAAAAACTGCAGCATTCTCTGTATTAGACGATACATTTAATAGTGGAGATGGAGTAGCAGATGCAGTAGCAAGATATTATGGTAGAACGATGGAGCTTGGTTTATACAACAGTGAAACGATTGTTGTAGGTAACAACTTAACTAACCCTGTTGGGTACATGACTCAAAATCTTCACTTAACTGCTGAAGATCAAGTAATAATTGGTTCAGCACAAGGAGTTTCTTACCCTTATAAAAGTGGTACAAGAGCATGGGATGGAACAGGATCAGATACTAAAGATATAAAGTTTTACTATACAGGATCAGCTTGCTTTATACAGACAGGTTCAGCAACTGGACCAGCAGTACAGATAACTGGTTCGTTAAACATAACAGGAAGTGGGTTAAATGAATCTACAATAGTAGGTAACATTAAACAATCATTCCCATCGCCAGGTAATAACCAAACAGTAGGTTTAGCTGAATTAAGTGGTACTAACACAATAGGTGGTAAAAACTATACTAATAAAAACTTATTTGTAGCAGACTTTAATGCATTTGGAGAACAATTTAGAGATTATTACTCAATAGAATACTACGATGGCTTTGCATATAATTATGGTACAGAGTTTAACATTAATGGTATAAAATCAAGACTTGGATTAGTAGTTTCAGGTTCAGGAGGAGGAAGAACAGGAGAGATAGCAGTAGTAGATAACCAAGACGGTACAGGTACTGTAAAAATATCTACTGGAGATCAAGTAGGTGTAGAAATTAGTGCAGGTAATAAAGGTATTAAAGTTACAGGTGCAGTATCATCAGTTATAACTACACTTGGAATATCTTCTAATACAGCATCTTTAGATTTACAAGATGGTGATGCATATATCTTAAACTTAGTATCTGGTTCTGATACACATTTAGATGCAACTAATATTTCTACTAATGGAAGTCAAACAGTATCTTTAAGAGTTAATCAACCAGGAACAGGACACGGAACAATATCATTTGCACCAGAGTTTAAGTTTGCAGGAGGTACAGCACCAACGGCAACTGCTACTTCTAATGCAGAAGACATACTTACATTCCAAACATACGCAGGAACAAACGTTTACGGAACAGCAGCATTAAATTTAAGTTAACATGGGATTAGTTAAACCATTTGCCTTTATGGGGTCATCAGCAGCAGGTGAACTAGTCAATGACGGTTTAGTTCTTTATCTAGATGCTGGAGATACATCAAGTTATCCAGGATCAGGAACTACATGGACTGATTTAAGTAGTACTGGTCAAAACTTTACTCTTTATGGATCACCAACTCCTGTACATACATCAGGTGAACAAGGGTACTTTACTATGGATGGTAGTAGCACGTACTTTCAAAATTCAGTTTCTAATGCTTATATTACACCTGCATCTTCGTCAGTAGAGTGGACTATAGAAACTATTTCAGACACTACTACATTATCAGGCTATAGAGGTTTAGCAACAGTATGGCACAGTGGTACTAATCAAGTATGGTGGCATGGTTTATCAGGAGCAACATCAGGAGGTATACACTGGGCATTAAGAGAAGATCCAGCACAAGGTGGTTCTTCACAATTTTATAACAGTTCAGCTATATACTCTCTTAACACACTAACCCATATGGTATGGAAAGTAAATTATACTGCACAAACATTAAACTGCTGGTTAAACGGTACTCAAGTTATTACAGATGATGCATTAACAATAGACAGTATGGATACGGCAGGATCAGATTCTTACTTACAGATAGGTAAACAAAATTCAGGTAATTATTGGAGTGGTAAAATAGCAATGGTTAGAATATATAACGAGTATGGATTTACTACAGAAAATGCAGAACAGAACTATGATTACTGGAAAAATACAAGAGGATACGCAATTTAACATTTATTAATTATGAAAACATATACAAGAGAAGAACTTACAAACTTAACATCAGATCAATTTAATGCTTTATCTAAAGCAGAACAAGATGATGTAAGAGCACAAGGTAGAGCTTTTTTAGCTGCTGACCAAAGTGAATTAGCATAATATTTAATTCCCATGATTAAATAAAAAAGGATTACTTTCCAAGTTTCAGCCATGGTACAATTCCTTTTTATAGAGCCTCTATGGCTCTTTTTTTTTCTTTTATGGTAAAAGTTGGATAGTTATAATAAAGTTCTTATTTTATAATAAACAAGTATGACAGAAGCAGAAAAAAGAAGATTAGTTACCGAAGAAATAGGTAGCATATACGAACAACTTGTAATTAATTGTAAAAAGACTTGTGGTGCAGGGTACGACAAATGGGGTGAAGACTTATTAGCTATGTGTGTTGAAATGTTCTTAGAAAAAGATACTGAATACATATATAAAGTTTACACAGATGGTAAGTTAGAAAACTTCTTAACATTTATGATGAGCTTTCAGTTAAAGTCTAGTACCACAAGGTTTTTTCATAGGTATAGAAAGCATATGAGTATGAATAGAGAGTTGTATGATAATATGGCTGTTGAACAACAAAGAGTAGCTAGAAATACTGCCTTTGAAGACGAACAGTCAGAAGTTTACACCTGTATGAAGAAAGTAATAGATAAGTTAAACCCTTATGAAAAGATGTTAGTTAATGAAATAATGATAGAAGGAGCAAGATACAATACAACATCAGAGAAGTATAAGATTAATTACCACTCATTAAAAGGTGACTATAAAAAAGTTCAAATGAAAATAAGAAAATTATGCAAACACCTTATATAATATCTCTAATAGTTAACATAGGACTAATTATGTTAGTTCTCTCGTTAGTTTATCCTCGTTTAATAGCAAGATATAGGAGAAAGAAGAAACAAGGAGAGATACAAGAATACAATAGAATAAAACGATATGTCAATGAATATTTAGATTCGTTAAGAACTGATGACAATTGATCTATTTAATTTAATAGGATTAGCTTATCTATCAAATATGGTAGTAAGCGAGTTTAAACCAATACAACCTGCTAAGGAGAAGGTAGTCGAGTTTCTTTATACACATTTACCTCCCTTATCGATCCTTCTTACGTGCAGCAAATGTCTGGCTTTTTGGTTAGGTCTGTTTATATACGTAGACATTTTCCATGCTGCACTAGCAGGTTTCTTTGGTTATTTAGTTAAACACTTAATTGATAGAATTAATTTCTGGTATGAGTGAATGGTTATTAAATGATTTCCCTAAGTATCAAGGTAAGACCTTACGTAGTGATGTAAAAGATGCTTATACTAAAGCAGAGACGATTATTTCCGGTGTAGTTACGTTGCCTGATTGTGATTGTCAATATGGTTCCTACCAAAACAAAATAAATAAGTTATATGAACAATGGCTACTAAGTGGACAAAATACAAAGTAAAAAGAGCAGATTACATAACTGATAATTATATTAAAGATGTAGAGCATTACCTTTATAATGACTTACCAATAGATAAGTTTTATGAAGATACTAATATATCAAAGTTTAATCAAAGAGTTATAGAAGGTCTACTAAAGAAAGGAGAGAAGTATACTAGATTAAAGCATGAAAGAGATCATATAGTACTTACCAGCTTTGGTAGATGTATAAACACTCATTTAGTTAAACAGTTCTGTATGAGGATATCAGCTCATACTTTTCACCTATATGTAACAGGTAAGAAGATTAACTTACCAAAAATATTCAAACAAGAGGACT